GGAGAAAAGGAAACAGATTTTATTGACTGCGTTGCTTGGCGGAATACCGCTGAATTCGTCTGCAAGTATTTCAGCAAGGGCCGCATGGCGGTTGTCGAAGGTCGGCTGCAGCTTCGCGACTGGCAGGACAATAACGGCAACAAGCGCCGGTCGGCTGAGATTGTGGCCGACAATGTTTACTTCGGGGACTCCAAGCGCGATGGAGACGGCGGATATCAGCAGGGCGGCTATGCGCCGCAGGGAGGCTATCCCCCACAGGGCCAAAGCTTCGGCGCCCCGGGCGGTGCTTATGGCTCTGCTCCCGGTGGATATCCCACATCGGATTACGGCGGGGGCTTTACGGAACTCGGCGAGGATGACGGAGAACTGCCGTTCTGAATAGGCCGCCCGGTTATCCGGGCGGCACCCCGCCAAAGGAGGTGACACACTATGGCGAGCTATCGGAATATCAGCATGGACTTTTGGACGGACAGCAAGGTTGTTGACGATTTTACCCCTGAGGACAGATACATCTACCTGTACTGCATGACCAACCCGCACACCAATCTCTGCGGCTGTTACGAGGTCAGCATCAAGCAGATTGCCAATGAAACGGGGTACAACAACGATTCCGTGGAACGCCTGCTGAAACGCCTGGACGGCGCGCACAATGTTATTCGATATAGCGCGCAGACCAAGGAGCTTCTAATCCTCAACTGGTGCAGATATAACTGGTCGGCGTCTGAAAAGCTCAACAAGCCTTTGCTGAGTGAGATCCGCAGAGTTAAGAATGATCGCTTCCGCGAATACCTGGCGGCACGCTACAACGAGCGCGGTACAGTAACGGCTCAGTATAACGCCGCAGAGGACGATAGGCCTGAGGTCCCCCGTCATAAGCACGGTGCGCACGGCTGGGTGCGCCTTACAGAAGAGGAATATGCCCGTCTGATTGATGACCTCGGCGAAGAAGAGTTGACGCGCTGCATTGACTACATAGACGAGTCCGCTCAAATGCACGGCAATAAGAACAAATGGCGCGACTGGAATCTTGTCATTCGGAAGTGCAGCCGTGAACGCTGGGGCCTCCGCAGCGGCAACGGCAATCGGCCGAGTTCCAGCGGGACAGCGATGGATGATCTGCAGCAGCTTCATCAAATGTATGCCAGCGAGGAAAGCCTATGACACACAAGGAAATGAGCGAGATATTCGCTGTAATGCTCCTCGCCTATCCGAATGCCGAGGTTTTCAAGGGAGGCATCGCCAAACTCGGCCCTACTATCAATCTGTGGGTGACCTGCTTGCCGGAGATTGATTTTTGGACAGGCCAGCAGGCCGTCGTAAAGCTGGTTCGTGAGTGCAAATTTCCACCGACCATCGCAGAGTTCAAAGAAAAGGCCGAAGCCGTTCAAGCCGAGGTGAAGGCAAGAATAGGCCGCGCATGGGACGCCTTTAAGCTTCAGGCGAACCTTGGAAAGACTCCTCTGGAGTTTTTTGCCGGGCTTCCGGCTGACTCAAATACGCGCCGCGCCATCGAAATGATTGGCGGGCCTGACCGCCTTATCATCGCCGAAGAGCACACGTTCGGAGACGGCCACAAGGAAATGGTGGAGAGGTACAACTACTACGAGTTTACGGAAGCGTATACAAAGGTGCTTCGCCAGGCGAGCGCGCTCAACAGCGGGCAACGCAAAGCGGTCGGACCGGGCATGAAGCAGATAGGAGGAAAAACATGAGTCGAAGAAAGAAAAGGAGGGTTTCGCCGGCACCGCTTATCTGCCTGCTCGCAGTTTTAGCCTGTATCGTAGCTCTCCGTATCAGCGCCAACGAGGAAACCGCCGCGCCGGTGCAAATGACCGGCAAGTTAGAAAATCCAGCAATCGCAGTACCTGTCCAGCTGTTGGAAGCACAACTGGAAGATACCGCGCAAGTTAATTCCGCAGAGGAGCGCCCCGCCCGCGCCGCCCGGTATATCAACATCGAAATGACCGAGGAGGAGCTGAACGAGCTGGCGGCGGTCGTATTCCTCGAAGTCGGCAATCAGAGCGCCGAGGGCCAGCAGGCCGTTGTCGAAGTCGTTTTCAATCGCGTACTGCATTCCGCTTTCCCGGACACGGTACATGACGTGCTGCATCAAGGTGAGGGCAGCGATGTTCCGCAGTTCTCCACTATCTACGCGGTCAGCACCGCAACACCGACGCAGGCGCAGTATGACGCCATCAACGGCGCTCTGTACGGAGATACGATCCTTGACGCCGACGTGGTGTTCTTCTCTCGCAACGGAGAGAACGGCCGCGTATGGGGGCAGATTGGAGATCACATCTTCTGTCGCGAGTACATCTGGGGGTAATGAGTATGGCGCAAAAGAGATTTCGGCAAGCCTGCGGCATCGTCGCCGCGCTCGGCTTCCTCCTGATCCTCGGCACCGCCGGTGCCAGCGATTATGACCTTATCCCCATGAGCCAGATACTCCGGCAAAGCTGTATCGGGCTGGTTATGTTCGGCGGCGGGTTGTGGCTTGGAGGGTATCTCTCATGAGTGGAAAGAAAGACCCGAAGCGTCAGCTGCTCGGCAAGATAGCAAAAGCCCGCGGTAAGCAGTTTGAGAGCCGCATCGACGATTCCTTTGCCTACTACGCACAGAAAGGCTTCGCGATCATCGAAAAGACGCCGGAGCCGATGCACCCCACGAAAAATCTCGGCAACGGCAAGTTTATCGCCTACTACGAGAAGCAGGCACAGCCGGACTACAAAGGCACCATCAAGGGCGGCAGGACAGTCATGTTCGAGGCGAAATTTACCGCCGCCGACCGGATGGAGCAGAGCCGCGTCCTCCAGAGCCAGCAGGACTATATGGACAGGCATCAGGCGCTCGGCGCTCGCTGCTTTGTCATCGCCGGTTTCAGCTCCGGCATGGTCTATTGTGTCCCCTGGGATATCTGGAAGACCATGAAAGACCACTTCGGCCGCAAGTATGTGACGGAGGCCGACTTGGAGAAATACCAAGTGCAGACGGCGTGGAACGGCACGCTGCTCCTGCTCAACTGAATTGAAAGGAGTTATCACCATGAGCGAAATTTCCATGTATGAGGCCCAGAAGAAGAAAATGCAGGGCTTGTGCGACGAGCACGACCTCGTCTACCGCTTCGAGAAAGATAAGTACCCCATCATCTTCACCATCAAGCCCGTGCAGGGCATGGACGCACAGATCTCCATGCTGGAGAACGTCGAAGAGGTCGGCTACCGCAGCCCCGACGCCTCCATGTCCTGGATCTTCGAGGACGGCGGTCTGGACACGAAAGTAACGGGCGGCACCTTTACCATCAGCAAGACGCTCCGCACCAAGATTGAGTCCATTCTGGTGAAGATGATCACCTACTGGCAGCAGTATTTCTTCCGCGATGTGCTCGAAAAGGGTGCGCTGCGTAGCGGCCTCATGCCGGTCATCGACGAGGACGAGGCGGACGATACCTGCGAAGAGCCGGAGGACGATGAGGATATGCAGGACGAGGACGGCCCCGAGGTTGACCTGGACGACCCCGATATTCAGCAGGCCATTACCATTGTCCGGGCAGAGAACAAAGCGACTGTGGGGCTGTTGCAACGCCGTATGAGCGTCGGCTACGCCAAGGCCGCGCGCCTGCTTGACGCGCTGGAAGAATTGGGCGTCGTCGGCCCGTACGTCGGAGCGGAGTCCCGCGAAGTGCTCCCCACCGACGAGCCTGATGATGAAGAAGGCGGTGAGGAATGATGCCGACCGGGAACGCCAACAAACATACCGCGCATGACCTGCAGCTTGCCGGTCAGATGCGCCGTGAGGACTACAAGACCATCAAGCACATGGACAAGGTGGCGCTTGCGGCTTACCTCAGCCGCGTGTGGAAGCGTGGGTATGACGCCGGATACCAAGCCGCCGTCAAGTCGGCCGCTCCGCAGCTGCGCGAAGCCGCAGAGCTGAAAGCGGCGAACAAGGAGGGCTAAGTTATGGGGAACGCCCTGCGGCACGTCAGAGGGGAAAGTCAGAAGAATATCGTCCGCCTCATAGAAGGGCTGAGCGGGAAGTATTCCCGCTGGGACATCTGGCAGGACTTCATCATCATGTCGGCCATTGCAATCGCCAACACGATGGGTGGTCCGCAGGTCAAGGCCAGGGAGGAAATATACCGCAGCCGCGCAGAGAAGTATTCCGCTAAGGAGCTGGAAGTCTTTGCGGATATGCTGTTTGAGGTTGTAGCCGAACTGGAACGCGACCAGGAGCAGGATTTCCTTGGTGAGCTTTTTATGGCGCTCGGCCTTGGGAACGAATGGAAAGGACAATTCTTCACTCCGTACGATATCTGCAGGGCGATGTCCGCAATTACCTATGGCCCCGATATGGCGGCACGGATAGAAAAGCAGGGTTGGATATCCGTGAGCGATCCCGCCTGCGGTGCTGGTGCGCTGCTGATTGCATTCGCCAACGAGTGCCAGAGACAGCACATCAACTATCAGACCTCGGTACTGTTTGTGGCGCAGGACATAGACTTCCTCGCCGGGTGTATGTGTTACATCCAGCTTAGCTTGCTCGGCTGCCCCGGCTATGTTGTCATTGATGACTCCATCGCGCGGCCGACTACCAGTTATGATGCTCACGGCCTGCTGCCAAAGGACGGCCCGCAGGTCTGGTACACGCCGATGTATTTCCGAGATGTCTGGCATTACCGCCGCATCGGGGCGCAAATGGATCTTCTGTTTCGGAACGCGGCCGAGCAGGCACCGGCGGATCTGCCGGTACCTGCCTCGCCGCCGGAACAGTCTCAACCGCTGGCGGAAACGAAAACCGGCCAGCTCACTCTATTTTGATGGGAGGGAACGGAATGCGGCAGCAGCCGCCTCTCGGGAGCCGGACATGGAAGCCCGAGGAAGAAGATTATTTGATGGAAAAGTGGGGACAGATTTCTGTCCCGGCCATCGCAAAGAAGCTCAACCGTACAACAAATGCCGTCAAGGTCAGAGCGCAGCGTCTCGGCCTGGGCGCGGTGCTGATGGCCGGTGAGTATGTCACTCTAAATCAACTCCTGCTGGCAGTAACGGGAGGAAGCAGCTCCTACGGCTACAAGATGAAAAGCTGGGTGGAAAACAGGGGGTTACCCGTCCATACGAAGAAGGTTGACCGCTGCAGCTTTCGGGTGGTCTACATTGATGAATTCTGGGAATGGGCCGAGCGATACCGCAGCTTCATCGACTTTTCCAAGATGGAACCATTGGCGCTTGGTGAGGAGCCTGACTGGGTAGCCGAGCAGCGCAAGAAAGACTTCGAGGCATACGCCATTCAGAGGAAAGACCCGTGGGGCGAGGACGAGGACTCCCGGCTGAAGATGCTGCTCAGTAAGCACAGGTACTCATGGGCGGAAATTTCCGAGATGATGCATCGCTCTCACGGTGCGATTGCGCGCCGCTGCCGTGACCTCGGCATCAAGGATCGCCCTGTTGCGATGGAACTGACCGGCAAGCGCGGTACATGGAGCAGCGAGGATTTTGAGATACTGGCTGATGGCATTCGCCACGGCGACAGCTACGCTGCCATAGGTAAGGCGGTCGGCCGCTCTGAAAAATGCGTTCGTTCCAAGGTCTACAACGACTATTTGACCGAGAACGCCGATAAGGTGCGAGAAATGCTCGGTGACGGAGCATGGGGAACCGGCACACCGGAGATGGATGTTCGTCACGGCTTCTACATCTCCCGCACTCGTCAGCAGGTCAGGCGTGATTTATCCGTGCTGGCAACGGTCCTTCGTAAGCGCATGAACGATCTCGGCTATGATCCTTACTGGCAGCGGTTTATGTGCATGAATTGGGACGACATTGGCGGATGCTCCGCAGGGTGTACGGATTGCGACAGCTGCACAGCATTCCGGCGCATTCAGCCTCAGTATTGCGCACGGTGCGGCGGCACCTTCTACGAGCGCAAGGAAAACCGCTTCTGTGCGGCCTGCCGCACCGCGAGGAAGAAGCAGGCCCAGCGGCACTGGTGCCGCGTGAACGGCATGAGCCGAAAATAATAAACTGTCCCAGCCGAGGGGCAAAGCTCGGCGTAAGAAAGGAGCGTTTTATGGCAGAAATCAAGTACATTCCGGTCAGTAAACTGTGGAGGCATCCCGATAACCCCCGTAAGGACCTGGGCGATGTGACCGAGCTGGCCGAGAGCATCAAGGTCAACGGCGTACTCCAAAACCTAACCGTTGTTCCGCTGATCGGGGAGATCACGAAGAAGTGGGACGGAGAAAGCTACCGCGTTATCATCGGCCACCGCCGTCTTGCGGCCGCAAAGCTGGCTGGTTTGGAGGAGCTTCCCTGCGTCGTGGTCGAGATGTCGGAGCGGGAGCAGCTGAGTACGATGCTCACGGAGAATATGCAGCGGTCCGATCTGACGGTCTATGAGCAGGCGCAGGGCTTCCAGATGATGCTTGACATGGGCGATACCGTCGAGGACATCGCGGAAAAGTCCGGCTTTTCCGCTACCACCGTCCGGCGCCGTGTGAAGCTCCTGGAGCTGGATAAGGACAAATTCAAGAAGTCCGAGGAGCGCGGCGTCAGCCTTTTCGAGTACATGGAGCTGGACAAGCTGAAAAGCCCGGAGCGCAAGAATGAAATTCTTGATTCCACCGGCACCGAGA